AACAAACCCACCCCTGTCAAATGATCACCCGGGCCCCCGCCCGAGAAAACGAAGGAACCGCTCTGATGGACGAACACGAAACGATCGAACGCATCGATGATGCCCCGGAGGCCAGTCAACTGGACGATGGCGAAGTCCAGGTCCGAGAGAATGGGGCGGTCAAGCACGATCCGGTCCAGTCCGAACCGACCCCTGTCGGCAATGCCCCCGTCGACACCACGTTGGTGACCGAGCAGGCCGTGACTGCTGAGCGGCACCGGATCGCAGGTATTTACGAAGCACAGGGTAAACTCGGCATCGAGCGCGCTGTCGCTGACGGCCTGGTGGCGCGCGGCGTGAGCCTGGATGAGGCCCGCGGCGTGCTGATCGACCGGGCGGCGGATCAGGATCAACAGGTCGAGACCCGGGCGCAGATCACCATGGGTGGACAGGACGAGCGACAAACGCGGTTTTCCGCGGTCGAGGACGCCCTCCTGCATCGGTTCGAGCCGGGGCGATACCAGCTCAGCGATGCCGCCCGGGAATGGCGCGGCTACAGCCTGATCGAACTGGCGCGATCGTTTCTCGAGAGCGAGGGTGAACGCGTGCGCGGCATCAGCCGAGATGAGATCGCCACACGGGCCCTGCATTCGACCTCCGACTTCCCGGAGATCCTCTCGGCCGTTACCAACAAGACGCTTCGTGATGCCTACGAGGCAGCACCCAGGACCTATCAACCCATCGCTCGGCGGACCTCGGCCTCCGATTTCAAGGACATCAATCGTTTGCAGCTGGGCGAAGCGCCACAGCTGGAAAAGGTCAATGAGTCCGGCGAATTCAAACGCGGTACCATGGGTGAGGCCAAGGAACGCTACCGTGTCGAGACCTATGGCAAGGTCATGGCCATCACCCGGCAGGTCATCATCAACGATGATCTGGATGCTTTTACCCGGGTGCCGTCCCTCTTTGGCACCTCCGCCGCCACTCTCGAGAGCGATGTGGTCTGGGGCATCATCACCGACAATCCGGCCATGAATGATGGCAGCGCGCTGTTCCATGCCAACCACAAGAACCTGACCGCCACTGGCACGGCCCTGGACGTTGCAAATCTGGGTAAGGCACGAACGGCCATGGCAAAGCAGACCGGCCTCGACGGTAAGACCATCCTCAATATTCGTCCCATCATGCTGGTGGTGCCCTCGTCCCTGGAATTGACGGCAGAGCAACTGATTTCCCAGAACCTGGTGCCGGCCAAGAGTACGGATGTGGTGCCGGGTTCGATCCGGTCCCTCTCGGTCATTACCGAGCCGCGCCTTGATCCGGCCTCGGGCGCCGTACCCTGGTATCTGTTCGCCAGCCCCGCCGCAATCGACACCATCGAGTATGCCTATCTCGACGGCCAGGACGGTGTATTCATCGAGACCCGCAACGGTTTCGATGTGGATGGCATCGAGATCAAGGCCCGCCTGGACTTCGGCGCCAAGGCCATCGACTGGCGGGGCATGCATAAAAATCCTGGGGTGTGAGCCTGACGACAACCTGACCATGTGAGGGGCGCTTCGGCCGCCCTTTCCAATTTCATTTCTTGATACAGGGAGATAATCCATGAAGACCTTTGTGCAACCAGGCCGTTCCATCACCGTGGCCGCCCCAGCGGGTGGCGTGAGTTCGGGCGATGGCGTGCTGATCGGCAACCTGTTTGGCATCGCCCAGGGCGCAGCCCTGGCGACCGAAGATGTCGAGATTCTGACCGAGGGTGTGGCGGATATCGCCAAGACTTCCGCCCTGGCAATAAGTGTCGGCGACCGTCTGTTCTGGGATGGCACCAACAAGGTGGTGAACAAAACCGCCACGGCGCAAGTCTGTGTTGGCGTCGCGGTTGTAGCAGCGGCCAATCCGTCTGCGACTGTGTCCATGAAGATTGTGGCTTCGACGCCTTCAGGGACCTGATTGCCCTGAGAACGGTCCCGGTGCACAGTAAAACCCGGCCAGTCGTTTGCCAAAATCCGGGTCCCCGCGCGCGGCCTCCTACTCAATTTAGTTTACGGGGATTCCGAAATTGCGCTGTGCGCCAACCGTCTTCGTCAGGTTGATCGTTCTGATCATTCATTCCTGATAAAACGGCATAACCCTTGGCACGCTGGCTGTCAGCCGCCAAAACTTTGCATTTCTCAATGGTTTCATCGAGGAATACGTCAGTTTCCGGGCGCCGAAGCCAGGCATTCCAGGCCTCCAGGTCCTGCTGGTCAAGTTCGAGCCAATAGGGAAACTGGGAAAGCCATTCGCCGCCCCAGGCATACATACCGCTGGAGTTCATTTCGAGAACCTGGATAAAGGCCTTTGCCTCCTCTCTGGTTGCGGGGGCAAGCGCATGTTTTGCCCCCGTGAGGAGCTCAGCATCAAGGTCATAGGGTGGCGGCCCCATCTCGGGCGCTGCGTCCCAGTACCAAAAATGCCCCTCGGGACAATTGAACCAATTGCCGCCATGGTCAAAAAGAGCATGTCGAGATAGGGCAAATTCAAGTCCGCTTGGCAGCGTCGGCATCGAGCAATTCTCCGGGGAATTCCTGGGATAGCAATCCCAGTATTCTACCATTTTTTGGGTCAGGAAATTACAATTTTCTGACTGTCGATAGATCCATGACAAGCAATTTTCAGAGGTGAAATGGTTCAGTTTGCAGCGCTCGTGGATGCCACTTTTACGCACCTTGGCGTCGACGCGACCTTTACACCGGCAGAGGGGGTACCGCTTGGTGTGCGGGTCATAATGAAAGCGCCGAGCGAGGTGGCCGGCCTGTTTGACACAGGCCTCGAAAGCGCGGCTTCCGTGGGCGAAGTACGCGTCTCGGAAGTGGCGGCGCCGTCGGCAGGAGATCAAATGACACTCGATGGCCATACCCATCTGGTAAGGCAGGCACGGCAAGACGAACTCGGTCTGGTCTGGCGCCTGGATCTGGACAAACAGTAATCGATGCCTACCAGTATCCGTGAGCAGATCCTTACCGCCTTTCTGGTGAGGCTTCAGACCATCGCCAATGTCACGGTTGAGCGCAATCGCGTTGAGCCGGTCGAAGCGTTTCCCTCTCTGGTGATGATCGACGGCGGTCAATCGCTAACGGAGGAGAACGCGGGCTTCAAACTCCATTCCCTCCGCGTCGAGGTCGAGGGCTACGTCAGCGCGCCAACGGCGGCCGAATTAGGGCCTGCTCTGAACGATCTCCACGGCCAAACGGTATTGGCCCTCATGGCAGATCGCACCCTCAGCGATCAGGCAATAGATCTGCATGAAGGCGAGTTCCGCGATCCTGAGATCGACCGTACGCAGGGTCACAGCCCGCACGCTGCCTTCTCTCTCACTTTTGAGGTCGATTACTTCACCGACCCCAGCGATCCCTATCAACCCGCACCCTGACAGGAGCGCAAGAATGACCGAACCCGACACGCCAGCGCGCGTGACCGTGGTACCGCGACCAGCGGTGACTACGAAGACCGAGACACAAGTGCCGCAATCAACCAAGCGACAGGATGATCCCGACGCCCGCAAAGCGGCCATAAAAGCCACTATCAAACAGCTCGATCTCTCGGATCCGACGCACATGACAGAGGGCGGCAAGCCCGACGCAACGGTGCTTTCCGATCTACTCGGCTGGAAGGTTTCCGCAAAAGAACGGGATGACGCTTGGGTGGAACTCGGACGCCCATCGCCCCAGTCCCAAGCCCGAAAATAGGAGCCACATTCAATGGCGTTACGCACACGCAACGCGGTCGTTCTGGCCAAGATAGAGCCGACCGAAGGTCAGGATGCGGCACCCATCCCCGGCACGGACGCGATCCTGGTCGAGAACCCGCAGCCAAACTTCAATCCGAATGTCATCGAAACCGATGAGGTTACGGCATCTCTCGACGGCGCCGGGCCCATCGTTGGCGGCATGACGGCGGAACTCTCATTCGATGTGTTACTCAAGGGCTCGGGCGCCGCCGCCTCGGTGCCGGAGTTTGGCGATCTCATCAAGGCCTGCGGCTGGGCCGAGACCATCACCGGGACTGCTATACCCGCGGCACCCGAGGCAGTCGACACTGGCTCAACGGAGACGGCCGTCGTGCTTGGCACCAGTGCCTCGAGTATCGACCAGGTCTACCGTGGCATGCCGCTCGACTTGACCGGTGCGCCAGCGGCGCTGGCGTTCATCAGCGACTATGCCGGGGGCAGCAAGACGGCCGGAATTACGGATTTACTTGGTTCTGCACCCACAGCTGGTGGCACGCAATACCAGATCCCCGCAAACGTGCTTTACGCGCCGGCATCGACCTCCATTCCGTCTCTGACGCTTTATCTCTATCTCGACGGCATCCTGTATAAGCTCGCGGGCTGCCGAGGATCCTTCAATCTTTCCCTGAACAGCGGCGGCGTCGGCCGATTTTCATTCACCTTCCAGGGCATGTTTTTGTCGAAAGAGGACGCTGCCGTGCCTGCGGCAACCTATGATGCGACCCGACCACCTCCGTTCAAGGGCGGCGCCATGTTGGTGGATCGCAAGGCTGCCGCCCTGGAAAACCTGAGCCTAGATTTAGGCAACGAGCAGACCTTTCCCGATAATCCGAATGCAGCAGAAGGCTTCGATCCCTCGATCATCACCCGGCGCAACGTCACAGGGTCCATCAACCCGCTCGAGACTTTGATCGCCACCCGGGACATCATGGCTGACTTCCGCGCCGGCACACAGCGTATAGTGCATGCCCGGTACGGTGACACCGCCGGCAACCGCGTCGGGGTTACGGTTCCTGCGGCACTCTACACCGGGCAGACGCCGGGCGACCGCAGTGGGCTCGCCACCGTCGAGGTGCCGTTCTCCGCCGTCGGACGAGATGCAGGGGCCTGTCTCTGCTTCTATTGATATAGATGCCGTCACGCAGCGATCACAAAACCCTGGATCCATGCTATATCCATATGACAATTAGCATTTAACTGGAGCTCGCATGCGTATCCCTGGGGTCGATAAAGCCATCGCCAATCTGATGAAATGGTCGGAGAAAGACGAGTGGTATCCCTATCGGGAAGAGGTATTTGCCAAGCATTTCGACGTACTCAGTAATCGCCATGACCTCTCCGACGATGAAATCGTCGATCTTCTTGGCGATGGCTATGGCATGCTGTTTGGCTGCGTATTTGAGGATTTTCTGGCCACCCGATTTCTTGAAGATGATGGCGAGAAGAATGTTATCGACGATTATCTGAAACGCCGAGGATGGCATGAGAAGGTTCCAGCCAAGCGCTATCTCGAGGCGATCAAGAATTCTGTTCTGTCCCTGCACGAAATCGTAGATCTTGATCCAGGACACACCATGACGGTCAGGGATCTGGTGTTGGGTGGCGACCCAGTCACCGTGATAGAGAAGCGTGGATCGGAAACTGCGGCACGGTGGGACCGCATCGCCGGGCGGGTCGTGACCGTCAATAAGAAGAATTACTTCACCGGCGCCATGTTGTTGTTTTCTCAGGAAACTTCCGCCGAGGTTCTTTCTGGCATTGATGAGATGGTGAACAATATCAAGAAGAGGCTCAAACAAGAGGCTGAAAAACTGAAGGAGCCGCTAAATTACAACGACATGGAAATCCGCGAGATGTTTCTTCGCTCGAGCGCACAATTATTCACCTCGACCTGGCTGACGGATACTCTGGAACAAGCATCTACATCCATGCCCGAGGTCCGGAATAGTGACGGAGACGAGTTAGTGTTTTCCGAAGCCCGGTTTCCAGTTATCGGAGAAATCTCAGATGTCACCACTGCCCTGGATCAAATCGATGAAATTGATCGAGACGACCCAAACGAATTGCGATGGACCTGGCTTGGGTCTAATTCGCCATCCGTACCGAGTGCGGACGAAGACGGGCTGACTTTGGAGACAGATCATGCCTCCGGCCGCACTGTTCTGGGCGGCATAGATTTTGTCAAAGGTGCACTCACCTTGAGCACAAATTCCATCGAGCGGGCAGAAAAGGGGCAAAGCCTGTTGCTATCCCGACTTGAGGGGTTGCTTGGCCAGCCTTTGACCTCCCATCAAACACTTGAAAAATTGCTCGATGAGAACCCAGATACAATTGCGATAGAAAATGAGCTGCCAGACGAGGTCGCGGCGGAAGCCATCCAGTCATACCTGGAGAACCATTACCGGCAGTCATTGGACGATCCATTGCCCCTGCTAGACGGCAAGACACCTCGCCAGGCTGCAAAAACCAAGAAAGGTCGGTCTCAGGTAAAAGACTGGCTCAAAGGACTGGAAAACTCAGAGGCTCGACGAGCTGCCGGACAAGGGCAAGAACCATATGATTTCCAGTGGATGTGGCGAGAGTTGAAGATCGACGATCTTTCCTAAACAAAATGCAAGGCGATGCGCAAAATGTCATGTGGTGATCAATATCAGATGGCTTTTCCGCCGGCGCCGAGCCCTGGCTAACGTCCCATCGGGTAGCGCACAACTCCACCGCTCTTAGCCCTACTGTCGGCAATAATCGTAAATATATGCAGCCTGTATAGCCTGCTAAGGAAGCCCGAATATCGGCGGCGAGCCGGCCGGGAAATTGTTGAACTACGACATTTCACAAAACTGGAGACTGCCATGACCTTGCCGACCTCGGCCAAGGAACAACACCGATTCACGCCATCTGACTACAACAGTGAAACTCGCGAAACTGAGGAAATCACCGCAAACAAGCTGCGCGGCAAGAAGCGCGAACTACGCCTCACTGAGATCGCGGCGCGGTTCGAGAACCCACCCATCTACCTCCTTGCAACCCCGACCATTCTTGAGCGCGCCAAATGGCGCCGCTCGGTTCTTGCCACCGGCGCCCGCTGGCATGACGATGATGCCATGGTCGCCTGCCTCAAGCGTGGCATCGCGGAGGTGGTCGCGCCGGCCCAGGAGACAGCGCTCCAGGACATCGTCGATCGCTTCGCCGGCTGCGATGAGGGCCAGGCACCGGAGGATCTTGCCTTTGATTTCGAGGAGATTGAACGCACGGTACAGGGCGCCTATCCAGCTTACGCCGGTCTCGCGGCCGACCGCGCATACTGGCTTTCGGTGGCCCCGATCATCGCGGCACAGCATTTCCTCAGGGGTTGGGAAAATATCGACACACCGTTCGAACAGCGAGCGGGGCAACTCACGGAGAATTGCCTCGCGCTGATCTCCGAGGCGCACGTAATGGAGGTCGGCCTCAAAGCGATCGAACTCATGAGCCCGACAGAGGACATGGCAAAAAACTGAGGGTCGCGGTGGCGATTACCGTCCGTCCCCGCGATTTCGAGTTCGGCAATGAACACACACCCGAGGCGCCGGCACCACATGAGGTCTGGGAGCTGTTCGGCCACGGCTACCGCGTGAACCCACGCTATCTCGTCACGGACGACACTATGGAGATGGTCTCCATATGGCGGTTGTTCCAGCAGGGCCACCTAGCCGATCGGGGCGGCATCATGGATCAGGCAGCCTCAGCAATCGACGCTTTCGGGATCATGAGCAGCGCCGAGAGCGAATTGACCAAGGATCTTGAAGACGCCCGGCGCGGCAAGGAAAAGGCAAAATCATGAGGTTCGAAGAGGCAATTCAGGGCGATCTGGAGCGGCATATGAAGGCTGAGGTCAAAGTTGCAGGAAGCGCCGTCGTCGCCGGCACACGCAGGGCAACCGACGGCCTCAAGCATGAGATGCGGACCCAGGTCACCGGTGCGGGTCTCGGCCGCCGGTTGGCCAACTCCTGGCGCGGCAGAGTTTACGAAAACAAAAAACTCGATGCCGCCGGGCGGGTCTGGACCAAGGCGCCTATGATCATGCGTGCCTTCGACGAGGGCGTGACCATCAAGAGCAAGAACGGCCTATGGCTGGCGATCCCGACCCCGGCAGCACCACGACGCGGGATGGGTGGCCAGCGTATCAGTCCATCAACGTTTCCAGAACACCGCTTTGGACGGCTCCGCTTTGTCTATCGCGGCGGGCGCAAACCATCCCTTCTGGTCGTGGATGGCCTGAGGGCCAGAGGCGGCAAGCGTGGCGGCTTTTCTAAAGCCGGCAAACGCGCTCAGGCCACCGGTCGTGGTCTGACAACTGTGGTGATGTTCATCATGGTGCCCCAGGTGCGCCTGCGTAAACGCCTCGATTTCACCGGCGCCGGTCGGCACTGGCAACAGCGGTTGCCTCAGCTCATCGCCAATGCCTGGCAGGATCCTCAGGACTAAAGTTTGATGACCACCAAGACCCTATTCATTGATCTGCGCACCAGAGGTGGCCAGCGAACCAAGACCGAGCTGATGGGCGTCGGGCAAAGCGGCCAACGAGCGTTACAACGCATTGTGTCAACGCCGGAGCAAAATGGGGCCATTGTACCGGTGTAAAAAGGGACCACTTGGCGATGCCGGACACGGTGTTGCCGGTTGTCCCGGTAGTACACAGGAGGGACCCGCGCTGCTTC